CCGCTGATCAGCGCTCACATGGTCAATGAGAACTCCAACATGGCCGTGCAGGTGGTCGTCGCCATGCTGCGCAAGCTGGCCAGAGAGACAGGCGCATCCGTCCACCCAGTACACCACATCCGCAAAGGCAACGGGGACGATGCAACAGTCGATAGCGTCAGAGGCGCCAACGCCCTCATCGGCGCAGCCCGTGCAGCCAGAGTACTCAACAAGGTCAGCGAAGAAGCCGCCGAAAAGCTGGGCCTCGAAGGCGATGCAGGCAAAGGCATCTTCAGAGCCGACGATGCCAAATCAAACCTCGCAGCACCGGCAGACAAAGCCACCTACATGCAAACCATCGGCGTGCAAATCGCCAACGGCGAACACATCGCAGTCGTGCGCACCGTCAACCTGCCAGATGCCTTCGAAGGCGTCACAGCAGAGGCCGCAATGAAGTGCCAGCGTGCCATCGGAAAAGCAGCCGAAGACGAACCACTCAGAGAAAGCTCACAAGCAAAAGCATGGGTCGGCCACACCATCGGAGAGATCCTCGACATCGACACCACAGAGAAGGCAGGCAAAGGCCGCGTCACTGCCATCCTCAAGCAGTGGGTCAAGACAGACGTGCTGCGGGTCGAGAAGATGCCAGACCCACGACAAGGACGAGAGATCTCAGTGGTGGTCGTAGGCACATGGATCAACCGCGATGAGGCCGGATTGTGAGCCAGAAAAGCGTGATAAATATGCATCCTCACCTGCTGTTTTTAGGTGAGGAAAAGGTGAGGAAAGGTGAGGAAGAATACCACCTGAACCTTACCTCCTCACCCCCCCTATATAGGGGTGAGGAAGGTGAGGAGGTGAGGAAGGTGAGTGAGGTGGTGAGGTGAGGAAGACAAGAGGAGAGGCATCGTGACAGAACAGAGACCGCAAAAGCCAAAGCGTGAGAGGAAGTCGGATCGGCTCATCCATCCAGGCGCAACGGCGACCCAGATCAAGTGTGACTTCGCACTCGCACCGTTTGATAAGATCGCCCGTGACATGGACCACAAGTGGGGCATCGATCGGCTCGTCGAGCTGGTGCCGGCAGATGTCGCGGCAAAGTACGGCTCAGCAATGGCCAAGCTCAACGCTGCGATCGATGCGCAAGATCCTGATGAGGTGGCGACCAGAGCGTCGGTTTGCGTGAGAGGGATGCAGGCTATGGATCAGATAGCCTCGCAGGCTCACGGAGAGCCTCCTACAGCGCAGGTGTGGGTCGTTGAGGCAGATGGGTATACCTTCGGCCTGATGCGCGATCCTAGGGCCTGGCAGAGAGCGCAGGAGGCGTACCCAAAGCTGGAGCTGATCACAGAGCGTGAGATGGTCCTGGCGCTGACCATGTACCGACGCAGCCTCGCCAAAGAAATGATCGACGCAGCCAAAGCAGCTTTCCCAGGCGCAGAAGTCACAGCCATCAGAGATCAGGAGCTGGAAGATGACATACCTTTCTGACCACGAGGCAATCATCACAACCGATACAGCCGTCATCCTCACCACAAGGCCAGACGGCGTCTACGTCTGGCAACACGGAACACCGATCGGCAAACTGCCAGCAACAGCCTGCATCAACTTCATCAGGCAAATCCTCAACACAGTGGATCTCAAAACATGAACAAGCTCGAAGCTTGGCGCAAAGCCAAGAACCTCACATACGCAGACATGGCGCAGCGCCTAGGACATCCAACCACTGGCCTAGTCACCAGATGGTGCCTGCATCCGGAACACCAATCATACCTGAACCCAGAGCCTGAGCATCAAGTACACATCCAATTGATGACCCTGGGCGAAGTCACACCAAACACTTGGGTTGCTGGGCAGATTGATGTACCATCCACCAAACCCCAAGGAGGACGAAATGGGCGGAAACAATAAAGGCCATGTGGTCAAAGTCACAAAGGCCATCATGACAGAAGTCGCTGAACGCATGGCAATGGGCGAAAACCTCCTGCACATTGTGGAAGATCCACACATGCCATCCTATCGCGCAATCACATCAGCCGTCGCACGCGATGAGCAGATGTTCGACATCTACCGCCAAGGCCGCATCATGCAAGCCGAGTGGCACTCCGATCGCATCAACAAGCTGGCAATGGCCGAGCTGCCAAAGACACACGCAGACGGAACGCCATGCGATGGAAGATGGCTGGGCGCAGAGATCCAGCGCCGAAAGCTGGAAATCGAAACGCTGCGCTGGACGCTGGCACGCAGCCAGCCAAACGGCATCAGAGACCGCAAAGAGGATGCTCCTGCGCAGCAGTCGATCACCATTAGTTGGGCGGGAGGAGATCACGCGGTTGATGCGAAAGCAGGTGAATGACCTATATATCAGACGCGCTGCCTGCCGAGTTACGCGCGGGTGGCGCGGCTGCTTTGGCATATTACATAATACGCCTTATCGGATAATGGAATGCAGCGTTATCAATGGGTTAGCGATGGGCGGATTATCCGATGCGACACCCCGACAGCTTGGCGTTATGAATGGCTCGGCTGTCGGGGATGTGCTGGCTGCAAAGCATACCCCCCTTGAATTTCCGCAGCAATATCAATGGCCTACCCGGCCTGGGCTGCCGAAATCCACGGCCCCGACCCCCCACCCCCCGCCAAACGACCCGCCGACCTATAGGGCGATATAACGGGTCTACGAAACATCCACACACTGAGGCTGCCATGTCTTCCAAGAGCCAGAACATCGTTATCCCGTACGCCCCTCGGCCATTGCAGCGTGACTTGCACGCGGCGATGGATGCCAAGCGGTGGGGTGTGGTTGTGTGTCACCGCCGATTTGGCAAGACGGTTTGGGCGATCAATCACATTTTGCGTGATGCGATCATGTCGCAGAAGTCGAATCCTCGGTATGCGTACATGGCGCCGACCTACAGGCAGGCGAAGAATGTTGCGTGGGATTATTTGAAGCAGTTTGCGGGTGCGATCCCTGGTGTGAAGTTTCACGAGACGGAATTGCGGTGTGACTTGCCGACGGGTGGTCGGATTAGTTTGCTCGGTGCTGAGAACCCCGACAGCCTAAGAGGCATTTACTTGGACGGCTGCGTGATGGACGAGGTTGCGCAGATGCCTGAGAATGTTTTCCCTGAGGTTATTCGACCGGCGCTGTCGGATCGGAAGGGTTGGGCTGTGTTTGTCGGCACGCCGAAGGGTCACAATGCTTTTTACGATTTGTATGAGCAGGCCAGCGGCAATGACGATTGGCTGTGCGTTGTGAACAAGGCGAGTGAGACGGGGATCTTGGACGAGGAGGAATTGACGGCTGCGCAGCAGACGATGACGGACGACCAGTATCAGCAGGAGTTTGAGTGCAGTTGGAATGCGAACATTCCTGGTGCGATTTATGGGAAGGAGTTGGAGGCTGCGCAGGCTGGTGGTCGGATCTGCAAGGTTCCGTATGATCCTGCGCACAAGGTTGATACCTGGTGGGATTTGGGGGTTGGGGACAGCACGGCGGTTTGGTTTACGCAGACGGTTGGTCGTGCTGTTCATGTGATTGATTTTTATGAGGCTCGGAACGAGGGGTTGCCGCATTATTGTGAGGTGTTGAACAAGCGGGGATATTTGTACGGGACACATAATGCGCCGCATGATATAGAGGTTCGGGAGTTGGGAAGCGGGAAGAGTAGGCGTGAGGTTGCCTGGGACTTGGGTTTGAACTTTCGGGTTGTGCCTAGGTTACCGATTGAGGATGGCATTCATGCGGCTCAGATGTTGATCCCGCGTTTGTGGTTTGACCGGGATCGGTGTAATGTTGGTTTGGAGGCATTGCGGTCGTATCATCGTGCGTACAATGAGCGGACGCGGAGTTTTCGGGCGAATCCTGTGCATGATTGGACGAGTCATGCGTCTGATGCGTTTCGGTACTTTGCGGTTGGGTATAGAGAGGCTGGGCCTATGTTGAAGGCCCCACAACGGCAGGCGGAGATGGATTACGATCCGTTTGCGGCATGAGGTGACGGGATGGCAATACGGGACATAGTGCGCGATATTGGTCGTGCTTTGGGTTTGGGTGGTGGTAATGCCAGTGGTGCTGGTGGCACGACCCGATCGATCAGCCGGGACATTCAGGCTGCGCAGCAGCGATCGTCGATGCTGAGCCGCGCTGATCGTGACGGGCCGGATCGTCAGGCTATGGCTGCTGCTGCAGCGCCAGCACAACCCGCCCCTGCGCCGGTTGTTCAGCCTGTTGCGCCTCCGGCTGCGACCACGCCTGTACCGCCTGCTGCCCCTGCGCCGGTTGATTTGGCTGGTGCGACGACCAGTGAGGCCGAGGCTGCTGCGGTTGACAGCACCACTCGTGGCCGTGCGTCTACGGTTTTGACTGGGATGCAGGGTTTGTTGGCTGAAGAAGATCCTGAAGGTTTGCTGCGTCGTCGTCGTTCGCTGATGGGCGGGGGCTTGATCAAATGATGAATGGCAAGATGATTGCTGGTTTGATGGGCAAGAAGTCGAACCAGGTTGCCAAGGGCATGTCGGCTTCTGTTGACGTAGATCCGCTGGAGCGTTTGAACCAGAAGATGGCTGGTCGGATGGAGGGCGGTGCGGTTAAGAAGAAGACGAAAGAGGACCGGGCGCGTCGGTCTTTGATGTCGAGCTATGGGAGCATGTGATGCAGGTTGATCCGCTGGTTGCGAAGCTTGATCGTCGTTATCAGGACTTGTCGAATTCCCGGTCTAACTGGGAGAAGCACTGGCAAGAGCTGGCGGATTACATGTTGCCGCGCAAGGCTGACATCACGAAGAAGCGTACTCAGGGTGACAAGCGCACTGAGTTGATTTTTGACGGCACGGCCATTCACGCGGTTGAGCTGTTGTCGGCTTCGTTGCATGGGATGATGACCAGCCCGAGTACGCCGTGGTTTTCTCTGCGGTATCGTAACCCTGGCTTGCAGCGCAATGACGCTGCGAATGAGTGGTTGGAGGTGTGCATCGACCAGATGTACCAGGCGTTTCATCGCTCGAACTTCCAGCAGGAAGTGCATGAGCTGTACTATGACTTGGTGGTGTTTGGCACGGGTGCCATTTACCTGGACATTGACGGCGACAATCTGCGGTTTGGCACTCGGCACATTGCCGAGATTTGCATTTCTGAGGATTCGCAGGGTCTTGTTGATACGGTGTATCGCAAGTTCAAGATGACGGCTCGGGCGATGATGCAGCAGTTTGGGGACAAGTTGCCCACTGGCGTGCTGAATGACGTGAAGAACGAGCCGTACAAGGAGCATGAGATTGTCCATGTGGTTTACCCGCGTGGTGAGACCAAGGGCAAGGTTGCGAAGAACAAGCCGATTGCGTCGGTTTATTATCATAAGGCGACCAAGGCGCTGTTGTCTGAGAGCGGGTTTGACGAATTCCCGTTCATGGTGCCTCGGTTTGTGAAGGATTCGGTTTCGACGTATGGCCGATCGCCCGCCATGACGGCGCTGCCGGACGTGAAGATGCTGAACAAGATGTCGGAGACGACGATCCGTGCAGCTCAGAAGCAGGTAGATCCGCCTTTGATGGCGCCGGATGATGGGTTTATGCTGCCGATCCGCACGACGCCTGGATCGTTGAACTTCTACCGGGCTGGCACTCGCGATCGGATTGAGCCTTTGCAGATTGGCGCGAACAATCCGCTTGGTTTGAACATGGAAGAGCAGCGCCGGATGGCTATTCGCCAGGCGTTTTATGTGGATCAGTTGCTGTTGGCGCAGGGTTCGGCGATGACGGCGACCGAGGTGTTGCAACGGAACGAAGAGAAGATGCGGTTGCTCGGGCCGGTTCTGGGCCGTTTGCAATCGGAGCTGCTGCAGCCTCTGATCTCTCGTGCCTTTGCACTGCTCCTCCGGGCGGGCCTTCTCCCCCCGGCCCCGGAGGAGCTACAAGGTCAGGACATCGACATTGAGTATGTGTCGCCGCTGGCGAAGGCTCAGAAGTTGACGGATCTGCAGTCAATGCTGCGCGGGTTTGAGGTAATGATGCAGGTGGCTGAGATCGCGCCTGTGATGGATTACTTGGATGCTGACAAGCTGGTGCAGTATCTGGTCGAGGTGACGGGCATTCCGGCGCGGGTTATCCGATCGGATGAAGAGGTTGCCCGTATTCGCCGGCAGGCTCAGCAGGCGCAGCAGCAGCAAGCGCAGATGGAGCGAGACATGATGGAGAGCGAGCAGGCCAAGAACGTGGCACCGCTCGTTAAGGCTGTCGGCGGTCTTCCTGGGGGTATGGCATGAAGCAGATCGATGATCTGAAGCTGGCGTATCGTCGGACGTTCAACACCGAAGACGGCCAGAAGGTATTGGCTGACCTCAAGTCGCGGTTTGCGTTTGAGGCCAGCACGTTTGTTCCTGGCGATCCTCACTATTCCGCCTTCAAGGAGGGGCAGCGTGATGCTGTGCTTTTGGTCGTCAGGATGCTCTCCGAGGGTGGGATTAGGGAAAACACATGAGCGAAGAGACAACCCAGGGCGCTGGATCTCAAGAAGTCGCGACCGCAGCTCCGGCTGCACCTGTCGGGTTCTTTGACAGCCTGCCAGATGATTTGCGGGCTGAGCCAAGCCTGCGCAATTTTACTGACCCTGTTTCGTTGGCCAAGAGCTATGTCCACGCGCAGCGGATGATTGGCGCGGACAAGATCCCGCTGCCAGGCAAGTCGGCCACGGATGATGAGTGGCGGCAGGTTTACAAGCGGCTGGGTGCGCCGGACAATCCCAAGGGCTATGAGCTGAAGGTTGGCCCTGATGTCATGCGCGATGCTGAGCTTGAGGCGTTTCGTGCTGCGGCCTTTGAGGCTGGGCTGAACGGCAAGCAGGCCAGCCGGATTGCTCAGTTCTTGGAAGGCACTGTGACGCAGTCGCGTGCATCTATGGAAGAGAGCCTGGAGGCATCTCGGCTTGAGGGTGAACAGGAGCTGCGCCGCGAGTGGGGCCAGGCGTTTGACCAGCAGGTGCAGCTTGCGCACAAAGCGGCTGTCACGTTCTTGGGCAACACTGAGCTGCTTGACACGGTTGAGCTGGCCGATGGCCGGCTGTTGGGCGACCATCCGGCGATCGTGAAGATGTTTGCAAACCTTGCGCGAGAGATCGGCGAGGACAAATTGTTGGGCGAAGCAAGCGAGCTTGTGATGACCCCGACAGAAGCTCAGAGCAAGATCTCTGAGATTACTAGACAGGGAACCCCATATTGGGATAAATTCCACCCTGAGCATCGTGCGTATGTCGATGAGGCTCTTCGCCTTAGAGAGTACATGTGATGCAGCGGACAATCTTCGGACCCGCACGCCAAGCTTGTGAGACAGGCGGATTGACTGCCCAAGCAGTAAGCCCGACCCCGCATGGGACAATCGAGCGTAGCACCCTGAAACCTTTGTTGGAGTGAAGACAGATGTCTACTCAAATCACTACGGCATTCGTCAATCAGTTTTCCTCGAACGTCCAGATGCTGTCGCAGCAGATGGGTTCGCTGCTGCGCAATGCGGTAGACGTGGAAACTGTGAACGGCGAAAAAGCCTTCTTCGACCAGGTCGGTAGCGCTGCTGCTGTCCTGCGCACCTCGCGTCATGCAGACACCCCCCTGATTGATACGCCGCACTCGCGTCGTATGGTCACCATGTCGGACTATGAATATGCCGACCTGATTGACGACCAGGACAAGGTTCGCCTGCTTGTCGATCCGACCTCGACCTACTCGCGTGCTGCTGCTGCAGCTATGGGTCGTGCGATGGACGACGTGATCATCTCGGCTGCCCTTGGCACCGCGTTGACCGGCAAAGACGGCGGCACCTCGACCTCGTTCGCCACCTCGACCAACCAGATCGCCGCTGGCGCCACTGGCTTGACGCTGGCGAAACTGATCCAGGCCAAGGAAATCCTTGACGCTGGTGACGTTGATCCGTCGATCCCGCGCTACATCGCGGTCTCGCCGAAGCAGATCACGAACCTGCTGAACAGCACCACGGTTACCTCGTCGGACTTCAACACCGTCAAGGCCCTGGCGATGGGCGAAATCAACAGCTTTGTTGGCTTCAACTTCATCGTCACCAACCGCCTTGGTGTTGATGGTTCGGCTGCTCGCCGTGTCTTCGCTTGGGCGATGGACGGCATCAAGGTGGCTGTTGGCCGTGAGCCGACTGCCCGCATTGATGAGCGTGCTGACAAGTCGTATGCGACCCAGATCTACTATGCGATGACGCTTGGCGCCACCCGCATGGAAGAGAAGAAGGTCGTTGAAGTCCTCTGCACTGAATAAGGAGAAGAGCAATGGCTACTGTTTATTCTGCGCAGCGCACGAACACTCGTGCTAACCCGACCGTTAAGAACCAGGCCAACGAAATGGGTGGCCGTGTTCGCATCGCGCACGGGACTTATGAGGCTTCCTCGCTGGCTTCGGGCGATGTGATTGAGATGTTTGTCCTGCCGGACAACGCTCGTCTCATCTCCGGCTTCCTGGCGAATGACGCTCTCGGCTCCTCGACCACCCTGTCGGTTGGTTACGGCGCCCACACCAACGCTGCTGGCACTGCTGTGTCGCTGTCGGCTGCCGCCTACCTGGCTGCCACTTCGACCTCTTCGGCTGCTAAGACCCAAATCTTGGCCACTCTGGCCCTGGGTTCTGGCACTGAGGTGAATGCCAACGCAAACGGCATGCCGGTCACGGTGACGCTTGGCGGCGCTACTGCCAGCGGCACCATTGAGCTGACCATCATGTACGCTCTGGACTAAAAAAACTAAGGGGGCGGGCAACTGCCCCCTTACCACCACAAGGGGCGATCCGATGGCAAGTACAGTTGATATTGCGAACTACGCGCTCAACATGATCGGTGGCTCGAACATTTCTAGCCTTGATGAAAACAGCAAGGCAGGGCGCCTGGTCAACCAGCGCTATGAATCTGCCCGCGATGCTGTGTTTCGCTCACATCCTTGGAATTGCCTGATCCGCCGCGCTGAGCTGGCCCAGGAGACGCAGGCTCCTGCGTTTGGGTATGCCTACCAGTACGCGCTGCCGACCGACCCGTACTGCTTGCGGGTGCTTGAGTTTAGCAATGGCGCGCTGTCCTACCCGCAAGACAACATGTTCTCCAATCGCGGAGGCCCGGTGTTTGTCATTGAGGGTCGTAAGCTTCTTACGGACGAAGGCACGGCTCGGATCAAATATGTTGCGCGGGTAACTGACCCGCAGGAATACGATGCCAGCCTGGTTGAGGCTTTGGCTGCGCGTCTGGCGATGGAGATCGCCTATGCTGTCACTGGATCGACCACCGTCGTGCAGCTTGTGACCGCGCTCTATGATGAGAAGCTGCGCGAGGCTCGGTTCGTTGATGCGACCGAAGGTGCGCCGCAGAAGCTTGAGGCAAGTGACTTTATCGAATCGAGGTTCTGATGGCTCGTTCAGCACCGGCTTTAAGCTCATTCACTGCAGGCGAGATCTCGCCACGGCTTGAGGGCCAGATCACTCTTGAGAAATACCGCCAGGGTCTGTCAGAGCTGACGAACATGGTGGTCATGCCGCACGGTGGTGTGACCCGCCGGCCAGGCACTGAGTTCCTTGGGGAGGTCAAGAACAGCGCAGCCAAGGCTCGCCTAATCCCGTTTCAGTTCAAGACCAGCGACACCTACATCTTGGAGTTTGGGCCAGAGACGATGCGGGTGTACCGCAATGGCCTGCAGGTTCTGACCGGCTCGGCCAAGACGATCACGGGTGTGACGAAGGCCAACCCTGGTGTGATCACGTCTAACTCGCATGGCTTCAGCGATGGCGAAGAAATCTACATCACCGGCGTTGGTGGCATGACGCAGTTGAATGACCGCAACTACATTGTGGACAACGCGACGACCAACACCTTTACGCTGACCGATCTGTTCGGTGCGGCGATCGATACGACCGCGTTTACGACGTTCACCTCGGGCGGCACGGCTGACAAGATCTACGAGATCTCGACCCCGTATGTTGAGGCCGATCTGTTCAACCTGCGCTATGCGCAATCGGCTGACACGATGTACATCGTGCATCCCAGCTACGACATCCGCGTGCTGTCGCGCACTGGGTCTGCGGCTTGGACGTTGTCCACCGCAACAATCTCTGGCTCGCCTACGCCTGGCCTTAGCGGCTCAAATAACCGCCCCAGCGTGGTGACCTTCTTTGAGCAGCGCCTGGTGTTTGCGAACACCAACAACAACCCGCAGACGCTCTGGTTCTCAAAGAACGGCGACTACCTGAACTTCACGGTCGGCACGGCTGCCGATGACGCGCTGATCTACACGATCGCCTCCAACCAGGTAAACGCGATCCGCTATCTGTCGGCCACCAGGGTTCTGACCCTTGGCACCTCTGGCGGCGAATACGTCGTGACGGCCACCAGCGATGGGCCTGTGACACCGACCACGACACTGATCCGCAAGTACTCGAACTATGGCACTGCGCCGATCGAACCTGTGCAGGTTGCCGACGTGACGCTGTTTCTGCAGCGCGGCAATCGCAAGATCCGCGAATTCAAGTACGTCGGTGACATCAACGCGGACGCTTATCAGGCGCCCGACATGTCGATCTTGGCTGAGCATATCACCGAGGGCGGCATCACGCAGTTTGCCTACCAGCAAGAGCCTGACAGCGTGATCTGGATGGTGCGCAATGATGGCACGCTTGTCGGCATGACCTACCGCCGCGAAGAGCAGGTGGTCGCGTTTCACAAGCATGTGATCGGTGGCAGCTTCGGCGAAGGCCAGGCGGTTGTTGAAAGCGTTGCCACGCTGCCGACCGACACTGGCGAAGACGAGCTGTACATGGTCGTCAAGCGCACGATCAACGGCGTGACCAAGCGGTACATTGAGCTGATGAAGCCGTTCAGCTTTGGCGGTGTGACCACCGGCGCTTTCTTTGTAGACAGCGGCCTGGCCTACAGTGGCAGCGCCGTGACCACCCTGTCTGGCCTGCACCACCTGCAGGGCGAGACGGTGTCGATCCTGGCCAACGGCGCAAGCCACCAAGACAAAACGGTGGCCAATGGGGCTGTCAGCCTAAACGTCTCCACCACGGTTGCGGCTATCGGCTACGGCTACAGCAGCGTGATGGAGACCTTGCGCCTGGAGGCTGGATCTGTTGACGGCACGAGCCAAGGCAAGCCGAAGCGCATCCACGCCATCACGGTTCGACTGCATGAGACTGTCGGCGCTGAGATCGGAAGCGGCTCGGACAAGCTTGACCGCATCTACTTCCGCGACAGCTCCATGTCTATGGACCAGGCTGTACCGTTGTTCACCGGCGACAAGGATGTTGAGTTCGAAGGCGGCTTTGACGATGACGATCGCATCTATGCGCGGCAAACTCAGCCGCTCCCACTAACTGTTCTTGCGCTCTTCCCGCGCATGAACACCTTCGACAAATGAGGTGAGTGATGTTCCAGATCTTAGCCCTTGGAGCCTCCCTGCTTGGTGGAGCGCAAGCCAAGCGCTCATCTGACAAGGCCGCTGCGGCAGCGCAGCGTGCAGGCGAGTTCAATGCCAAGATCATTGAGCGCGACATCGACCTGCTTGAGCGTCAGCGCCAGATCTTCAATGCAAACTTCCTGACCCAAGCTGAGCGCAGCAAGAGAGCGTTTGAGCGAGACGTGCAGGGCGGAGTGCGGGCTGGCTTTGGTTTTGCCGGCATTGACATTTCTCAAGGCTCTCCGCTGCAAATACTGCGTGAGAATGCTCGCGAATTCCAGTATGAACAGGATGTGGCCGAGTTCAACAGAGAGATTACGAACATGCAGATCTCAGACGAACAAGAGTCGGCCAGACTGAATGCAGAGCTTTCCCGCATGGGCGGTCAGGCTCAGGCGTCTGGGCTACGCGCAGCAGGAACGGCAAGCCTGATCGGCTCGGTCGGCCAAGCTGCTCAGATTGGCTACGAATATAAACTGTTTGGCAGGTAATCCATGCGCATCCCGGTCTTCCGCTCTGAAGCTGCCGCAACATCAGAAGCGCCTGGCGCAAGCATCAGGGCGCGAATGGACCCCAACGTCTTTGTGCAGGCAGAGCTGCGCAAGGGTGAGGTGCTTGGGGAAGCTTTCACCCAGGTGAACAAGTACGCTTTGGCTCGGGCCGAAGCGGAAGCCAAGATTGAGTACAATGAAGCACTGCTTGGCGCTGAAGAGCAGATGCGCAATCTTGCCGATAGCCTGAAAGAAAGCTCGCGTCTCGGAGACGTTCTGAACGAAAAAGGCACGGGCGCTTGGCAGGTTTCGATCAAGGAAATGCGTGAACGCCTGACGGATGGATTGTCCAGCCGATCGATGACTGACGCATTCAACGCCCGCTTTAACCAGCAAGAACTAACGATGCGGTTCCAGTTGCGTGATGCGGTTGAATCCAACATCAAGGCCAGAGCTGCTGCTTCTGCAAAGGCTCGGCAGGATGAATTGGTCAATACTCTTAGCGATCCCCGCACGAACCCAGAAATGGCTTCCATGCTTTTGACTGCTCAAACAGTTGAGACCGAGTCGGACATCCGCGCTGGGATTATATCGCCAGAAGTGGCGGCGGTTGTGAATACGGAGATGCTCAATAAGATCGTTGACAACGTGACACTTGGTTACGTTGGCGGAGATCCTAGCAAAGCCTTATCACTTGCCGCTGCTCTTGAGTATCAAGCGCTGGTTAATGCTGGAGAAATGACCGCTGAAGAAGCTGCAGAACTCTCTGGTCTTGGACCTGATGGGTCTTACACTCTGACCGTTCTTGGCATGGCCAGACCAGACATTGCAGCAAAGGCGCTTGGCGAAGCACTGACCAATGCCAACAAGATCGATGGTGCGCTTGACGAGATGCGCACTGAATTTGAGGCTCGCGTCACTAAGCAAAATGGCGATCTGTACAATTCAGCGTTTGGCGTTTCTGTCACTGCGGAAGCCAGTGCAGATCTCACGGCTCGTCTTGTTGGGATGATGACGGCAAAAGACTTGCAGCTTTTTAAGATTGACCCGTCTAAGGAGATCAATGGCAAGCAATATCTTGATGTGGTTACCAGGATATTAGATAGCCGCAACGCCATGAGCCAAGAACAGCGCCAGAGCCTCGAGACGCACAAGAACCCCAACACTCTTGGCCCGTTTGCTGCTGAAACAAACCCAAGTGTTTATGCGTCCTTGATCCAAAAGGCGGACACCGGCAACTTGACCCAAGCCACTCTCAACGCATCGCAGGGTGACCTGACGTTGAAGGATTGGAAAGAACTGACCGCTAGTATCCAAACCGAGGCGGACGAAGCCTTTCGTGCGGTCGATGATCAGGTGGCTACAGCCTTTAAGTACAACAAGGCTGCAGGCGCTAATGATGCTGCATCGAAAGAAGCTGAAGCTGCATGGTTTTATGTCAGCTCTAAGCTTCGGGAAGAGACAAACCGCAGAATATCTGAGGGCGACAGGATGACACGCGAAGAGACTTCGCAGCTCTCGCAGCAGCTTATCGAAGAGCGCATGGTCACATTTCGAGTCAAATTGCAAAATCAGTTGCAGGAATACCTTCAGGATCAATCGCACAGGTTCATTGCTGGCAATATTCCAGACTTTCCCCCAGGCAACGAGCTGCAATCTCTTGAGGCATGGTACTCTTCACTCCTCCCAGAGCCGACACAGGCGCAAACCAGTGTTTACAATAGCGTTAAGGGTGAGATCATCTACATGATGCAAATGATGGGGAACCAGTAATGGCTTACACGCTGAACAATGACACCGACCTTGAGATGACCCGCTACAATGAAGCGGCTCGAATCAAGGCATACTCAGGCGTTTCAATCAATAACGTGCGTGGTGGTTACGTTGTCAGCAACCCCAACCGCAACACGGAGTCGGTTTACATTGATCTGCCGTCTGGCGGCAGGATGCGCGTGGGCGATCGGCTTGTGACGCCGAAGCAAATGGCAGAGACGGATGTTGCGGTTGCCGCAGACGTTCCAGCTTCAGAAGACATCGATACTTTTTCAAAAAACTTTAAGAGCAATCCAAGCAATATTGGCGGCAAAGATCCAAGTTTTGACGACTATGACATGGCTGGGTATTCTCAAGCAGAAATTTTGCAGTATGAGAAATCCCGCAATGAGCAATACATGGCGCAGCCCAACATCCTTAATGCGATGAAGCTGACGCCAGACCAGATGGCGCAGTATGCGCAGCAGCCTGGCGCTGAGATGATCATGCCACGGGAAACAAGCTTGCGTGAGAATGTGCAAGGCGCAATTTCCAACACGCTTGATCCCAACCGAGAGCCTACTGGAGCTATTGGCGATGCGATCAGTTCAGCATTGCAAAGCCTAATTGGCCAAGAAAACCTGGACGACCCAAGCGATGTTCGTGCGTTTTCCAAACTCTTCACCGATTTCGCAGGTGTCACGGTCCCTGCGTATGGCGGGGCAGAGACCGTAGACGAGGGCGCTCGCACCTTCAATTCTGGCTACAAGATGATCAGCGATGGTATCGCATCTGGCGACACAAACATGATGAAGATTGGCGCGATTGATGCGGCAATCGGGATTGGTCTAACGACACTTGGCGTTGCTGAATTCGTGCCACTTGTTAACAGCCTCACCGATCCTGCTAAAAACCTGTTGCGAGAGGCATCCCCTTTCGCAAAGAACATGCTTGCCGACGCGATCGGCACCAGCCGTGCCATCGCCCAAGGCGACAAGGACATGCTGATGGAGATCTTCCAGCCTGCCGGCACGCCGCGCAGCTTGAGTGCGGCTGCAACTGGCGGCCCAACCCCTCCAGTTGCTGGAAGCACTACTCCATTGCGCGAAGGCGGCGTTGAGAACGAGCAAGCGCGGCAAGCAGTTGTCTCCATCGCCGCGCAGAGAGACCCATCGCGGGACAAGCCTCTTGTCCGGATTGATGACATTGCATCGTTCCATGAACAAAACCATGTGGCCAAGTATGGGCGGAAGCTTGATCAGTACAACGATCAAGACTTCAACACAGCCATTGACGCAACAACCGATGAGGTTCGGTATCAGCTCAATCAATCCGTCTCTGGCAAGGGTTGGTACGACAGTGACGTGAAGAAAACTTTTGAGATTGCGTCACGCATTCCTGGTTTGGAAAGCTTGGCAACAAGCGAAACGGACCGTGTGATCATGTCGGCCATTATGGCGCCGACCTCAATTGGTCAACTCGTCACCAACAACACTCGCGCTGCCATCGCAGCCATGCTGCAGTACAAGCGCACTGGGAAAGTTCCGACAACGCCACCACCTGCTGGCTCTGTTACTGAAGGCATCAAGAATGCTGGGTGGGGCTTCAAGCAGGGAAGTGTCGCTGCGAACATGCAGGTCATTTCTCACCTTGTTGAAAAACTTGGTCCGGATGGTTTTGCCGATTGGTGGCTTTCCCCTCACACTCTTAAAGAACTTGGCGATGTTAGAAGAGAGGCAGGCCTCTCTGGAGACCCAAGTGGGTTGAGCGGCGGCCAAAACAGCATGCACCTGGGCGCCATGGTGATCGGCGACAAAACCGGCAGGTTCTCTCTCAACATCAACGGATATGAAGGCACCACAAAAGACGTGTGGTTCAGCCGCTCGTACAATCGCCACTTTGGCGACATGAGAGATAACAAAGGGGAGCTTGCCGGCGGACCCAGAAATACAGTAGAGCGTCGTCGCATGGAGGAATTCACGCGGCAAGTGCGTGACCGCCTGCAAGATCAAGGTTTAAGCGAACAAGATGTTCAGGCCATTCTGTGGTACTACGAGCAGAACTTGATGACAGATCTTGGCGTGCAATCACGCCCTGGTGCATTTAGCGAGGAGGCGGAGAGGATCTATGGACAACTACGACCAGGAGTTCGCGCAGGCGATGCAACTGAAACTGCGGTTGAACCGGGAGGCATCGAAGGCTTCCGTGGCATCAGCGCAACCCAACGAGCAGTCCGCGCCGAGCGGAGACTTCCGGAGCGGGTTGATCCAAGAAATCCTCAAGGACAAACCGGGCCTTACACGCGAGGAGCTGGATCAGGCGATGCAGGAAATGGGCTTCTAGTTCTCCAGCCTAATCCGCAGTCACAGGCGCGTTACAGTGAAGCTGGGCTAACCCTGCCCGTCATTCGTGAAGTTCCGGCACAGCAATCAGCTTCGCAGTACAATGCGGACATGACTGAGGCGATGCGGGGCCACAAATTTGGCGCTCAGGTAGAGATAAAGTCGGCTGAAGAGTTGGCGCAAGCTCGTCTGTTCAGAACAGAAGATGGCAGCGGTTTTGCAATCAAGCCAGATGGAGACATCGTCGCTGTCTTTGCGGGTAAACAATCTGCAAAAGGCGGTGGCTACTCAATGTTGCAGGCGGCTGTTGCTGCCGGCGGCAGAAAGCTTGATGCCTTCGACACATATCTCCCCAAGATATATGAAACAGCCGGCTTCCGCCCTGTAGCTCGTCTGCCGTGGAATGATGAGTTTGCTCCTCCCAATTGGGACAAGGGCGCATTCTCTAAATTCAACAACGGAGAGCCGGATGTAGTTTTCTTTGTTTACGATCCAGACTATTATGGCGGCGCCGTAGACGTTCCGACATTCGGCAGTTACGACGAGGCTGTGGCTGAACAAGACAAGCAGCTACAAACTCTTGGAGGACGCAAGTAATGGCAGTCGATCCCCAGCAACTCGCAACCGAGCAAGCCCAACGCCAGGCCATCACGCAGATGGGCGCACCAACTGAGTTTGCAGGTGCGCCTGAGCAACTGACGCGGGTCGCGCAGGGTGGGGCATTCAAGGAGCTGCTGCAAAAGCTTGGCCGCAGCGTGATTGGCGAAGTGCCGCCAGCCGCTGCGCCGCCTGCAACGGGCATGGCAGATCCGCGCTTTGCGCCTGCTGTTGGTCCGACCATTGGCGCAGGCGTGGTTCAGCGGATACCTACGCCGCAAGAGCGTCGTCTGTTGGCTGACAGCGGAGACTTTTCTGAGCGGGCAGCCCAGGAAGCCTTGGCCCCGCAGGTGCTGTCGCCGGAAGGCGTGCAGCGGTTTCAGGAGCGCGGGCTGCAAGCGCCAGGCGTCAATGCGCCGCCGGCACCAGTGGCACCAGACGTTCTGCAATCGGCCACCGATGCGCTGAACCAACAGGCCATTGATGCCGCCGCAGGCGCAGAGGCTATCCGCACCGACGCGCAGAAAGCCCTGACCGCTGATGTCCGAGGCTTCCGCGCCGAAACGGCAGTTGCTCCCGAAGCGATCACCGACCCTGTTCTTGATGCTCTGTCCCAGCGCGACCTAGAGATCAAGAGCCTGCAGGATGGCGGTGACTTCAACTTCGACTACATGAACACCACGGATGATGTGAAGGCTACCATCACTGCCGTTGGAGAAACCCTTAAAGATCAACAGCTTGCTGTTACCCGTGGGGTGATTTCCAACAACACAACGATCGAAGACGCGGCAAAGCTTGCGGCTGATGAAATAGGCCTGTCGCGCACGTTGCTTGCCCGCAAGGTCGGCGAAGGTTCGTTGAATGCAGCCGAGATGGTTGCGGCCCGAGATCTGCTGGTGCGCAGCGCAACCAAGCTGGCAACTATGGCCGAGTCGATCAAGACGGGTGCGGCCACATCAACCGATCGGTTGGCCTTCCGCCGTCAGCTTGCGATCCATGCCGGCATTCAGCTCCAGCTCAAAGGTGCGCAGACTGAGGCGGCTCGTGCGCTGCAATCCTTCCGCATTCCTGTGTCTGGTGAGCTGAACGCCCAGCGCTTGAGCGAAGAAGCGAAAAACTTCTTGCGCGACTCAGGCACTGATGACGCGACAGACGCTCTGGCTGAGCGCATCTTGTCCTTCGGAAAACTCCCAGAGGGTGAGAAGCTTAAAGCAATCAATGACATGTCGCAGCGTGGTTTTCTTGCCAGAACCTCAGACGTTGTCTCAGAGCTTTACTTGGCTGGCTTGCTATCTTCGCCGAGAACGCAAGCGAAAAATATCATCGGAACGATGGGCTTCATGGCCGCGCAGTTGCCAGAGGAAATGTTGGCCGGAGCCTGGGGCGCAGCAATCAGAAAAGTGAAAGGCAAGAATACCCCATACAATCTGCGCGAGGATCAGGTCTACATGGCCGATGCTATGTACCGGGTAAGGGGTTGGCTTGAGAGTGCCAGCGACGCATTTAAAATTGCGGGCAAAGCTTTCAGAACAGAAATCCCGACAGATCAGATGAACAAGCTGGAATACAGCGTTGGCGCGATCAGGTGGACGGGAGAGAACAGTGGCACGCTCTATGCGCGTGCAATCGACAACTTCGGCAAAATGACTAGAATCGGTTTCCGAGCATTGCTGGCTGGAGACGAATTCTTCAAGACAATTTCGCAGCGTGGCGAACTGTACGTCGCAGCGCATCGGCGCTATCAGGCTGGGTTGCGTGCTGGTGAAGATTCGCAAAAGGCTCTTGATGAAGCAGGCATGGTTCTTCTTGATCCGCGTGCTGTGTCTGAAGATCTAATCTACAAAGCACGCTATGACACCATGACCTTGGACGCAGGCGTTCTCGGAAAACTCGCGTCACAGTTTCAACAAATTCCGTTTCTGGGCAGGATTGTCGTGCCTTTCTCAACGGCCCCAACAAACGAAATCCTGCGCGTCTTGGAGCGACTGCCAATCCCCGGCAGAATCCAAGTGTACAAAGATATGTTGGGCTACAACGGCCCGAAGGCGCAGCAGCTTGCGCTTGGCCGTTGGAGCGTGGCTGGGATGACGATGGGCGTGGTTGCAAACATGGCCCTTGAAGGCAGGATCACAAGCTCAACCCCTTTCGATGCAAAAGAACGCCAGGCTCTGCCTCCTGGCTGGCAGCCTTACAGCTTTGTCTTCCGTGGCAAAGACTTCCCGGTTGATCAAGACGGTGATTTTCTGCCGCTTTACGATGAGTATGGCCGACCGAATGGTCCTCTTGACTATGTCAACTATTCGGGCTTTGGCGTTTACGCTTCCATAATCGGGTTGGGCGCTTCGATACCTGATGCTTGGAAGGCAGCAAATGACATTACAAAGGCTCAGACTATGGCTGGGGCTATGATTGGATCTGTCGCTGAGTACTACAAAGAGCTTCCAATGTTGGAGGGCATTTCTCAGCTTTATGATGCCTTCTCGTATCAAGATCCTATGCGGATTTTGAAAAGCCCAGCATATGCAGCTACTCCAGCAGGAGTACCTAGCCCTGTGAGTTCTTTGCAGCGTAGCATTGAAACAACTCTTGATCCTACAAAGGTCGAACCGCGTGACGACGTAGAGTATTACACAATGGTCGATGTGGAGACTGCTCACGCAGCAGGCGATCCCAACTTCACAGACAGAGATGGCAACCCAAGGTATGATGTTATTGGTCTGCCAAAGGCCGATTCTGGCAGGATGATGCTTGAGGCATTTACTACTTTGCGTGCGTTTCAGCAGCAGGACAGCATGTTTGCCGATGAGCGAGATCTGAACGCCATTCAGTACGACACGCTCGGCAACGCGATCGGCGCAGAGGATACAAGCTTTTGGGCGCGTCCAGGCTTGGCGCTTTGGAACTTGACCAGCGGCATGACCATCAAGCCAGGACGGGAACTGAACGTCGTTGAAAGCGAGCTGATGCGTCTGGCGCAAGATGCTAGTGGCTGGCCACTTAACAACCCTGAAACCGTCGGAGGCATCAAGCTTAGCAACGGAGCCAAGTCTGATTGGGTGCGGATTGCCAAGAACGAAACGCCGTTAAATCTTCATGGTCGCGGCGTAGCCTACTTCCGCGAGTCGTTGGAGCAATTGATCTTCACTCGCGAGTACACTGCAGCGTCTGACGATCAAAAGAAATTAATGGTGAAAAGGCTCAACCGCGCATTTATGGATGCCGGCTTAGAAAAATTGCTGAGCGAACCGCAGTATGCTAACTTGGCGCAGGCCTATCGAGACCTGCAAGACAGGAAAGCTCAAGAGGAAAATCAGGAGTGAGCCATGACCGTCAGCAGCAGCACCAGTAGGGTACAGTTTAACGGCAATGGCTCGACCACTGTCTTTGCTTACTCGTTCAAGATCTTTGACCAGGATGACCTGACCGTCATCGTGCGCTCGGCCACTGGCACTGAGACTGTCAAGACGATCACCACGCACTACATTGTCAGCGGTGTCGGCAACGCAGGCGGCGGCAACGTCACGATGCTGACGGCGCCGGCATCTGGTGAGACGCTGACCATTCTGCGTGAGCAGGATCTGGTGCAAGAGCTGGATCTGGTTGAGAACGATCCGTTCCCGGCTCAGTCGCTGGAAGACGCCTTGGACAAGCTGACGTTCATCGTGCAGCAGCATGACGAAGAGCTGGGCCGATCGATCAAAGCATCGCGCACGAACACGATCGGCTCGACCGAATTCACTGTGTCGGCTGCTGATCGCGCCAACAAGATCTTTGCCTTCAACAGCTCGGGCGAGCTGGCGGTCACCCAAGAGCTTGGCACCTACCGCGGCAACTGGGCCACCAGCACGGCCTTTGCGCAGCGCGACATCGTCAAGGACACGTCGAACAACAACATCTACATCTGCGTGACGGCGCACACCTCCACTGGATCTCAACCGATCAGCAGCAACGCTGACGTGGCGAAGTGGGCGCTGCTTGTGGATGCGGCATCGGCCACGTCTTCTGCATCTGCCGCAGCGGCATCTGCTTCGGCGGCTGCTACGTCTGAGACCAACGCGGGCAACTCTGCCACGGCTGCGTCTGGATCTGCCAGCGCTGCGTCTTCGTCGGCCTCGGCTGCATCGTCCTCTGCGTCTGCAGCCAGCGCGTCTGCCAGCGCTGCCCTGGCGGCGCTTGACAGCTTTGACGATCGATACCTTGGCGCCAAGACCAGCGATCCGACTGTTGACAATGACGGCAACGCCCTGGTTGCCGGCGCTCTGTACTTCAACTCTGTTGACGGCGTGATGAAGCTTTACACAGGCTCAGCCTGGGTGGCCGCCTATGTTTCCGGCGTTGCCTCTTCGATCGGCTTTACGCCTGCTGGCGACATTGCAGCTACGAATGTGCAGACTGCCATTCAAGAACTGGACAGCGAGAAGGTTCCGCGCACATCAACCACTGGCGCTGCGGTTATCCCAACTGGGACAGAGGCCCAGCGGCCCACGCCTGCAACTGGTCAGCTTCGCTTCAACACCGACGCCACATCCTTTGAGGGCTACAACGGCACGGAGTGGGGATCGATCGGCGGCGGTGCTACGTCTGACGCGATCTATGAGAACTCGGCTACGATTGCTGAGAACATCACGATTGTCACTGGTCGCAACGGAATGTCCACTGGCCCAATAACCATCAACTCTGGTGTGACCGTGACGGTCGAATCCGGCGCAAGATATGTGGTGATCTGATGAGCAAAATCGCACTAACCCCTAACGCTTCTGGCACCGGGACGTTTACCTTTGCCGCCCCCAACTCAAACTCGGATCGGACGCTGACGCTGCCGGATGCCTCGGGGACGCTGGCTCGGACTGCTGACATCCCAACGGTCAACCCGTTTACCCTCGGCACGGCTATAGCTTCCACCTCTGGCACGGCCATTGACTTCACGGGCATCCCTTCGACTGCGAAACGTGTGACTGTGATGTTGAGTGGGGTGTCGTTCAGCGGTAACCCCTTATCGTTGCTTTTGCGGCTTGGAACTTCCGCTGGCTTTGACACAACTTCTGACTATGACACTTCGGCCTCAAACATCAGCTCAGCAGTTGCCACAAGCAGCGCTATTGACAGTATTTTTTACGTTACAGGCTTAGCTACTTTTGGCGCTACAACTATATTTTCTGGGGCAATCGTCCTTTCTAAAGTGTCTGGGAATACATGGGTGCTTTCAGGATCACTTGTGTCTCTCAATGTTACTAGCGCGACAATCGTTTCAAGCGGTAGGAAGGCTTTGTCTGCTGACTTGGACAGAGTTAGGATTTTTCCTAATGCTGGTGGGGTAAACTTCGACGCTGGCACCATCAACATCAGCTATGAGGGCTAAGATGGAGCGCATCGAAGTCAACCTTGAGACAGGTGAGGTTAAGGTGATCCCCTTGACCCCAGAAGAAATCGCCGAGGCTCAGGCTCGTCAGGCTGAATGGATGGCTGGTGAAGAAACCCGCAAGGCCGAACAGATTGCTCAGCTTGAAGCCCAACTTGCCGCCTTGAAGGAGGCTAACTGATGTCCGAAATTCGCGCAAACTCGATCACCAACGTAGCTGGCAATGGTGCGCCTAACTTCCCGAATGGGGCAAGTGGTGCCTTCGCTACCAACGTGCAGGAGTTCACCACGTCCGGCACTTGGACGATGCCAGCCAACGCCAAGATCGTCTACGTTGAGATTTGGGGTGGTGGTGGTGGGGGCGGTTCTGGTCGTCGTGGTCCCAATACTGATCCGGTAAGTGGCGGTAGCGGTGGTGGCGGTGCGGCTGGCGTCTTCTATCAGTTCCGCGCAAGTGAATTGACCTCTACCGTTTCTGTGACCATTGGCGCAGGAGGAACGGGTGGGGCGGCGGTTACGGTAAATGCCACCAACGGAAACAATGGAACCGACGGCGGAAACAGCACTTTTGGCGCATTTCTACAAGGAACTGGCGGGGGCTTGGGCTCTGGCGGGACTACTACCGCAGTGGCCGGGGGGACTGGTTCTGGCTGGACACAAATTTCTCAAAATGCCCCCATTACGGCAGTTGAACCTTTGTCTCCATATGCGGGTCGGGCTGGTGGTGGTTCTTATTATGGCTACAACGTCTTTGGTGGGGCTGCTGGTGGTTTTACATTTAACGGCAACAACGTCGCTGCGGGTGGCGACATCTTGAAACCCGGAACAGGGGCTGCTGGCGGTGGCGGCGGTGGTGGCTTCAATGGCACAACACTTGCAAATGCTGGAATTGCTGGAGTGCGCTGGGGATCAAACATCATTGCGCCAGATAGAACTGGCGTTGGTCTCGGCGTAAACGGCGCAGCAGGATCAGGCTTCGGCAATGGTGGCGCTGGCGGTGGTCACGGACGTACAGCTAACGCAGGCAACGGTGGCGCAGGTGCTACTGCCGCAGGCGGTGGTGGCGGCGGTGGTTCTGCCAACGGCTTTACATCCGGCGCAGGCGGCGCAGGCGGCAACGGCTTCTGCCGTGTAACGACATACTCTTGAGGAGACTGACATGAAGTTTGCAATCATTGAGAATAATGTCGTCACCAACGTGGTTGTGGCTGACGAGGCGCTCGAAAGTAACTGGGTCCAGACCGATCAGGCTGGCCCCGGTTGGCTCTACGACGGCTCCAGCTTCTCGCCACCGCCTCCTGTTGTCCCGACCAAGGCGGAGCAGGAAGCCAAGCGCAAGGCGGCATACACCGCAGAGGCTGACCCCCTGTTCTTCATGAGCCAGCGCGGCGAGGCCACTGTCGAAGAATGGCAGGCCAAGGTCGCTGAGATCAAGGCGCGCTATCCCTACCCGACCGAGGAGATCTAAGCCATGTCAGTCGTTATTAACGGAACTACGGGCATCGACTCGCCGGGATATGACGGAACGGTTGATGGATCAAACCCCGTTGGGTTCCGCAACCTTCCTCCTGTCGGCACCAAAACTACAAGCTACACTTTGCAGATTGCTGATGTTGGGAAGTATGTTCAGGTCGGAAGCGGCGGAAGCGTGACTGTCCCAGATGCTACTTTCTCAGAAGGAGACGCTGTAAGCATCTTTAACAACACGTCTGGTAACATCACGATTACTTGCTCAATCACCACGGCGTACATCGCGGGCGCTAACTCTGATGTGTCTTCTGTGACGCTGGCCACACGCGGTGTTGCAAACGTCTTGTTCATTAGCGGCACCGTTGCTGTTCTCACAGGGAACATAAGCTAATGTCTGGGATCACGCAGGCTTTTGTCGGCGGCACCCATGCGGCGCCAAGGTTTGAATTTGCCGTCTCCACCAATCAGACAAACTTTAATTTGGCCACCGCTGCCACTGCAGCAGGCTGGAACGGTTCGTCAAAAATTTCAGTGACCGTCAACTCGGGAGTGATTATTAGCTCCAATAGTACAGGAACCGCCGCGTTTACCGTTGGAAGTTCTGTCCCTTCCGGCTCTCAGCTTATTAACAACGGGACCATCGTTGGTATGGGCGGCTATGGTGGGGGCGGTGGTTGCTCTGTCTCGTTTGGTTCGCCGGGTGAGGCCGGAGGAACAGCGCTTGCCGTTCAGTCTCCTATTTCTGTCACGAACAACGGAACACTGGCAGGTGGTGGCGGTGGCGGTGGAAGTAGCGGAAGTCAGGCGAACACTGCATTGACACGCGCATGGTTTTCTGGACCCGGTGGCGGCGGAAGGTCTAGCTTTGCTGCCAACTCGGCAGGCGGCTCTGGCTGTAGCTACACAGGCGGTTCTGGGACGTATTCTAGCGCAGGTGGTGGGAACTTAAGCTCACCATTCGGTGGAGGGTATAGCACTCAACTTGTAGGCGGCAGCGGCGGTGATTGGGGGGCTACAGGTTCCGCTGGGCAGACGGGTGGAACTGGAAGCGGATTCTATGCCAACGGTGTATACGGCACTGGCGGCGCTGGCGGCGCTGGCGGCTCGGCTGTTTCTGGAAACTCAAACGTCACATGGGTGACAACTGGAACTCGATTTGGAGCGCTGACATGACACAATTCACCTACGCCTACGAGATTACCTCGGTAGACCCAGAACACAAAGTGATGACGGTTGTTTACACCTCAGACACTTTTGGCACTTTAGAGGTGTGCGCCAGATTGCCGTATGAAGGCGAGTCCCTTGAAACTGTTCTGTCCGCATACTCTCCTGCCGCTGGGTGGGCCAGATCGCTGCTTCCTGTTGCATCTGTATCCGCAGGAGTTTCAGGGGAGTTGACTTACACGTCTTCCGCAGATGGTGACGTAGCTTATGTTGCGGAGTAAACCATGAGCAACGAGATGCTCCTGAACATCGGCCTGTCCACGGTCCTTGCCATCTTCGGCTGGATACTCAAGAGCCATGTGGACGAGGTAAAGCGGCTGCAAATTCTGCTCAACCGCACTCGCGAAGACTATGCCACGCGGGCCGACGTTCATTCTGACATCAACCGGGTGCTGGCGCGGATCGACACCTTGGACCAGAAGATGGATCGACTATTGCAAGGAATGGCAAAATGAGACTAGCACTCGTCCTCTTGGTCGCTGGCTGCGGCCCTGTTACTGTGTCCTCGGTGGCTTACACAACGGCCTGCCCCAAGGGAGACCGCCAGTGCGAGATCAGACAGAACGCAGAGACGCTTTACTACATGGCGCACGGCGACGCGGCCAACGAGCTGCTTTGCTCTGGCGACACGCGGGATGTTATGGGGGCGCTCTGCTCTGTCTACTGACAGCCACCGCCAGCGCCCAAGTCAGCGGTGATCTGAACACCAACAGCGGCAACACAAACTCCACCATCGACAGCGGCAACGTCTCCACCAGCGAGACGAAGAACTACAACGGCTCAGGTTCTGCGCCGTTCAGCACGCCTGTGCCGACTGCTGCTGCACCGACAGTCATGGGCGGCGGCGGCAATGATAGCTGTCTTATCCCGACGCAGAGCGCCTTCCAGATCAGCATACTCGGTCGCGCCAAGGGCAGCATGGAGCAAGACCCTGAGTGCAATCGGCGCAAGGATGCGAGGCTGCTCGGCACACCGCAGGAGCAAGGCGGGCTGGGCCTGCAAGTCAGCGGCATCTCGGTCATGTGCGACAACCCGGCAATCTACAAGGCGATGGCTTTGGCATCAACGCCCTGCCCGATTTATAGCATTGAGACGGGCAAGCTGCTGGTAGGCCGAGAGGGCTATCTGGCCATGCGTGACAGGCCCCACATTTATGTGGTAGGATACGCCCAAGATCAGTCCTTCTGGGACACCTTCCTGATGATCGGAGAGGAACTGCCCGATGTCCTACCTGAAACAAGCAGCGGCCCTACTCTGTCTGAGCGTTTCCGCCGCTCACGCCGATCCGACGATGACGGACCTACAGGGGTCGGCCCAGACAATCCTTAACCAGCTTTCTGCGGCGCAGGGTCTAACGGCTGGCGCAGTCTACAGTGCTGGCCAAGGCGACATCCTTGCTCCCGGCATCATGCAGACGGCGACCATCACTGAGCAGATGCGGGTTGATTACAACGCTGATGTGCAGGGGGTGATCGACGCGACGTACTACAACGCCGAACTCCTGTTTCAGGATAACTACATTGCAACGATGGCAAATCTCGATACGGCTGTCGATCAACTCGTTACCGCAACTGCGGTTTTGATGGAGGTGCAAGCGGTTGCCAACATGGCTGCCAACGCCGACACGGTGCAGGAGCAAATGGCCGTGCAGGCCGTCTTGTCCAGCAACGACATGACCATCACGGCTGCGGACGTGAGCAACTACAATAACGCTCTCGGCGCTGTGCAGTCCTACGCCCGCGATGCTGGTGCCTTCTTGGCTGCCTCGCGCAACACGACCATGACCAGTTCGGTGGACAGCCTCGCGGCAACCACAAGCACAAGCCTGTACGGTGCTAATGTGGCCTATTCTGCCACGGCTGACATCATGAATATCAGCGCGGGGCAGGTCTTCGGCATCGGCCTGCAAGGGCTGCTTGGCGCTGACACTGTGACGCTGGCCGACGTGTACGCTGCGGGCTACGGTTCGTGAGCGAGGAGGCTGAAACCACTGGCCTGCGGATCGCGGGCTTTGACGTGAAGGGATGGTGGTTCGCCGCCGCCCTGCCCGTCCTGTCTGGTATCAGCGGCACGATCTACTACGGCTACGATGTGGTCAATCGGTTCTGGGGCGTGGAGGAAAGCGTTGCCGAAGTTCTGGATGTGGTCAGCCGGGTGCAAACTCTTGAGCAAGCGATCCAAGACAACGATGTGCGCGGCCTTGCCCCTAAGCTGTCGGCCATCAGCACGCAGATGGCGGGCATCCTTGAGCAACAGAAAGAGTTGATGGATCTGCGGTCTATGGTCGAGAAGTCAGACAGCGTCAGCAGCGGCCTCGCAGGCAAGCTGGAGAAGTACGACGCTGAGATCGAAGACCTGTGGAAAGCAATGGATGACCTGATAAGGAACCCGATGCAATGAGGACAGAACATTTTGTCTGGGCGGCCTTTGTCTGTGCAATTGTCGCAATCTTTGTCCTCTCCGGCGATGGCAGATACCGCTATCCCTGTCAGGATTATCGCAACTGGTCTTCGGCTGAATGCCAGCCGCCGATCTGCACCGCAACTCGGACCTGCCCGTCCGACCTAACAGGAGGCGTGAATGTCTCGGAATGATCCTGACGTGATGGAAGCCAAGCTGCGCTACACTATCGGCCTTGCCTTGGTGGTTATTTTGGGCGGCATCATCTTTGCCATCCTCTACAGCTTGGTCTTCGTGACGCAGCCTATGGGTGAGAGTTCTGAAAACGACCGCCGCTTCTTTGAACTGCTGGCCCCGATTGCCTCGTTTATTGTGGGTGCGCTGGGCGGTGTAATGGCTGCTGGCAATGGAAAGCAAAAGGGTGGCAACGATGAGCCGCCGACACAGGAGTACACCGAATGATGAACTTTGGAGACGCGCTTGCCGCGCTGAAGGACGGAAAGCGTGTTGCTCGCTCCGGCTGGAACGGCAAGGGGCTGTGGCTTGAGTTGCAGAGACCCGACGCGCACAGCAAAATGACACTGCCCTACGTTTACTTGAACTATCCTGCTGATGCCGCCAACACTCCCGGCGCGCGGGTTCCGTGGCTGGCCTCGCAGACAGACATGCTTGGCGAAGATTGGGGGATTGTGGAATGATCGGACGCATGGTTGGAATGCTCATTGGCCGGAAGGCTAAGGAGAAGGTGGTCGATGCTGTGCTGGACAAGGTGAACCTGCCTGACCCGGTGGAGGCTGCAATCAAAGTTGCCGCCACTGGCAACGTCGGTGACCTGCTCGGTGGCATGGGCAAGGACGTGGCGCAGGAGGCTGTGTTGGGCGCGGTCCTGAAGAAGAAGCCTAAGAAATGAAATGGCTGGCCTTGCTCCTGCTGACGGCTGCGCCTGCTCATGCTTATGAAATCACCAGAGTGATCGACGGCGACACGGTAGAGATTGCGGTGGACTTTCTGCCAGAGCCTCTGCCGCCTAAGCTGTCGATCCGCGTGATTGGCATCGACACGCCCGAGAAGGCACCTCGCGCTCAATGCGACGCGGAAGCAGCTTTGGCTAAGAAAGCCAGCGCCTTTACAAAAGACGCGGTCGCCAATGCGCTTGAGGTCGATGTCAAGATCTTGAAGTGGGACAAGTACGGTGGCCGTGTGCTGGGCGAGGTCTATCTGGACCACCAGAGCCTAGCCCAAAGCCTGATTTCCGCGGGCCTAGCCCGTCCATACAAAGGTGACGCCAAGCAGTCTTGGTGCGAATAGGAGAAACTAAATGACCCTTCTGACCGAAGCCCAACTTGCGGCCATGATCCCGACCAACAAAGAGGTTGGCGCCTGGTGCGAGGAGCTGAACAAAGCCCTGCCCAAATACGACATCACAACGCCGCAAAGGATCGCTGGCTTCGTGTCTCAGTGCGCCCATGAGTCAGGCGAATTCAACCAACTGATTGAGAACCTCAACTATTCCCAGCAATCTCTTGAGCGCGTCTTCCCTCGGTACTTCGGACCAGGCAAGCGCAACGCTGCAGAGTATGCTCGGAACCCTGAGAAGATTGCGAACTACGTCTACATGGACGAGAACCGCACCAGCAAACTTGGCAATACGCAGCCTGGGGACGGTGCAAGATTTATTGGCCGAGGTCTTAAGCAATTGACCGGGCGTGACAACTACACTCGCTTTGCCAAAGACTACGACATGACAGCGGAGCAAGCCGCCGAATGGTTGGAGACTAAGGAAGGCGCATTGGCCTCGGCTCTCTGGTTCTGGAACACCAAGAACCTGAACGCAGTTGCTGACACCGGCGACGTGGTGCGGATGACCAAGATCATCAACGGCGGCGACATCGGCCTGGCCGATCGGCAAGCTCGGTATGAAAAGGCAATGGCTGTGCTGACGGGCAAGATCCCCTTGCGTGCAGCCAACAGCGAAGCAGCTCCGACAGGTGGCACCCTGCGCCGGGGATCTAAGGGCGAAGAGGTCAAGCGCATGCAGGCCAAGCTCGGCCTGTCTGCAGATGGTGACTTCGGCCCAGGCACTGAGGCTGCGCTCAAGAAGTGGCAAGCCGCCAATGGCCTCACGGCTGACGGTGTGGCTGGTCCGAAGACACTTGCGAAACTCTTGGGGTGATGACCATGAAAAAGCCTGGGCTGTATGCCAACATGAACGCACGCAAAGAAGCCGGCACGTCTCGCGACAAGGACGACAGCACGATCGACAAGAAGACCTACTCGCTGATGACCCGCAAGGCTGGGCCATTCAAGGAGAAGAAGAATGCCTAAGTCTGCAGCCTGGCAGCGCAAGGAAGGCAAATCAGAAAGCGGCGGCCTGAACGAAAAGGGCCGTCGCTCCTATGAGCGTGAGAACCCAGGCTCGGATCTGAAGGCGCCGGTGAAGTCTGGTGACAACCCGCGCCGCGCAAGCTTCCTGGCGCGTATGGGTAACATGCCTGGGCCGGAGCGCGACAAGGACGGCGAGCCGACCAGGCTGCTCAAATCCCTGATGGCCTGGGGCGCCAGCAGCAAGGCTGACGCCAAGAAGAAGGCGTCTGCAATCAGCGCAAGGAATAAAGAATGACCGACCTAGAGGCACACCATAGCTGGCAGCTCCACAAGGAGATGCCGTTTAACCTGCGTGCCTCTATGGGGCATGTGTCGAATGGCACGCCCGTCTTTGTCTACGGCAACAACCCAGATGTGCAGACAGCCGAAGAGACGATCTGGTATGGCGGCGGGATCTACCAGTACCCGGCATCCGCAATCCAAATGAAAGTGTCGTCTGACGACGCAGCGGCCACCAGCCAGATCATAATCAACGGGCTGGATGCGAACTACAACCCGATCACTGAGATGATCTCGGTCACGGGTCAGACGCCTGTGACCACGGTCAAGAGCTACCTTCGCCTGCAGAATGCCTATGTGATTGCCAACCCAACGGATGACAACATCTACATCGGTGATGGCACTGTGACGGCTGGCGTGCCGGCAACGGTGTACGAGCGGATCTACAACGGCCACAACCGCACTGAGAGCGGGCGCTATACGGTGCCGGCAGGTCGTACCTTCTACATCAGCCACGGCACGATCTCGCACGGGTCTGACAGCAGCAATGCCTTTATGACTGCACGCCTGATCTATCGGCTGCACGGGCTGCCGTTTCAATCTGCGGCGATCGTGAACCTGAACAACAAGTTCATCGACTTCTGGTTTGATTACCCGATCGCGTTGCCTGAAAGGTCGGACATTGAGACCAGGGCATTCTGCTCTAAGAGCCAGGTGAACGCGGTGTCTACATCGATCGAAGGCATCCTGATCACAGAGACGCAGCCGGTGTGATGTCGCGAGGGGCGCTGATGGTGGATGATAAGCCGTAGCGCAGTCTGATCTTCGACCAATACAAAACCGCAGGTTCCGTATGCGCCCCTCGCGATAGTTTTAGCTGGTCACTCTGTGGCCTGCAATCGCTTTCCGTTCTGGATCTTTTCAAGCGCACGTTCGATCGCCCGAGGGCTGCACGACCAGGTCGGGCTGGTCTTGGGCTGGAGCGTCATGGCGTCAACGGCTTCCTTCCACTCGGGGCTGCGTCTCGACACCGCCTGCGGCGAGAACTTGTGCATCGGCAGCGAGATGCCGAAGCGCTCGCAGGCTGCGGTGACCGACGTGCGATGCACCCCGTAATGCCGCGACGTGGTAGTCGGATCCCACTGCTTGGCCAGTGCTGCTTCCAGCATGTCTCTAGTAATTCTCTTTGACCCAAGGCGCATTCGCTCTCTCCTTTATTGCGTCGATGTCGTCTTTGTTCTGTTTAGCCATGTACTCTATCAACTCGAACTGCTCCTGCGTGACCCACCACGCAGGCAACTTGACGTAGCCCGCCAACCTCAACGCTCTCGCGCCGGGGCTGTTGCTGACTTCACGGGGCATTGGCTACACTTCCCAAAGATGCGGTTTGCCAGGCGCTTCCACAGTAAAAAAACCAAATGCGTTGTGGAAGTCATGCAAAGCGTTGATGTAGTCTCGAAGCCTCGCGTTCTCGACATTGGCCTCAGCCATACGCTCCATCATATCAATGATGCGTTTGGCCTCCTCTGCCCGCTCGTGCAACATGACCTTGAGATCATGCTTTGCAAGCCGCTTAGAAGGTCGGTCGAAGTAGACAGGATGCGGATAGGTGATGTCGCACAAGATTCGCTCCATCTCGCCTTTGGTCGTTCTGTATAGTTTTAGACTGCTCATCCCTTCTCTCCTTCAATCTCGGCCAGCGTGGCGCGCAACTTCAGATGCGCCTTGCACCGGGCGCAGCCGCACTCGGCCAACTCCGCCGTGGTGTCCTCGAAGGACGTGACCCGCTTTGCTATGCTCATCGCCTTCGCCAGATTGGCGGTCAGGGCTTCGATGCGGTCGGCGGATTGGCGGCACCAATCGCAAGCCTTGTCTTTGGTCGCGTGTATTGGATATCCGCAAGCGCCGCAGCAATTCTCATCACTCATGTCTTCTCTCCCTCAAATACCTTCCGCCACTTGTAAACGCTCGGCACCGAGACGCGGTGCAGCGCGGCGGATTGCTTCACGCCTATGATCTCAGCGTCTTGGACGGCGGCTAGGCGAAGCTCGTCCGTCAGGCCGTAGTCTGGGTGGAAGTGGGTCATCTCCGCCCCCGTTCCCAAGCCGCCCGCGACAGGCGGTTAGCCAGCGTGTCCATGTCTTCGGTGCTGATCTGGCGGTTGGTGATGATGGCGTAGTAAACGAGGTCCATAAACCGCTTGGCTGGTAGAATTTGCGCGGCATTGTTAATGCCCAGTGCTGCTTCTGATTGGATGTCACGGTGCGGCATGACCTCTTTGCTTCTACGAAAGAACATTGCCTTACCTCAGTGTGCTGTTTGCTTGGTTGGGGTTGCGTCGTACATGTCTGCCGTCTTCCGCAGGCTAAGCGATATTGTTTTCTGGCTCATTCCATTGCTCTCGCCAAAGCAATAGATTGCGGTGATCAGCTCATGGATTATTTTAGGTGTATCATCGATGAACGCGCTGTAGAGCGTCAGCGTCAGGGCGTACAATTCGGCCTCGCTCAACTCATCCGGCAGCGCTTCCATCACGGCTTGCAGGTGTTCTTCGGTCAGGTTGGGGCTGAGGCTCATGCCACATCCTCCGGCAGATCGAAGCAGGTCAGCCGCACCACACGCCCGGCTGCGACCAACTCGGCCAGCTTGGCGGCGACGGCGGCGTCACTCATATTCATATCCTCGGCGATCTCTTCGACGGTGGCGCGGCCATCGGCTTGCAGGTTGCCCAAGATGAAGGCACCCAGCGTATCATTCCGTGATACAGGCGCGGCATCCTCCAGCGAGATCGCCAGCCACGGCGTCTTCTCCGGCTGGCTCATGTTCGGCACGATCTGCGCCATGATCTTCTGGCCGGGGCGCAGGCTGGCATCCAGCGCCAGCTTGGACGGGATGAACACGTTCTGCGTCATGTCGCTGGATAGGACGGCGAAGGTGGTGCCAGTGGCTAGCTTGTTAGTGATGATGATCTCAGTCGGCTGCATTGTTCTTTTCCAGTTCTGCTAATTGTTGCTCGGCGTCGCGCAGATAGAAGGACAGGATGCCGATGTCCTCTCCGATAGCGGCAGATCTGACACCAGTTCCGTGCAGCCGCTCAAGATCGGCGATCTGCTGTTTCTTCAGTTCGATGTAACTGCGTAGGCTTTCGATGGTCATTACATGATCCCCAATCTGTCCAATGCCAAAAAAGAAGCCTTGTACGACTTTATGAGGCGGTCAACGCTGCTGATCTTCTCCTCAATGTGCGGCGTGGGCCTAATGTCGTTAGAGATCGTCAGCGTCTCGCGATAATCCCACAGCGCGGTCAGCACGATGTGGGTGTCCATTGCTCCAAGTCTAACAGCCATCTCACCACCCCATCCCGAAGCCGAAGAGGAAGCCTGCGTACAGCAGGCCGAAGATGCACAGGATGCCGATCAGGTCGGCGGCTATGTCTCTGATACGCATGTTGGTAGTCTCCATAATTGCTAGTATGTCGTTCACGCAAACAACATGGGAGACACAATCACTCATGTCAACCCACCATTTTTGCGTTGGCGAAATATTTTTAGCTTGCCATCTGCCAGACAAAGGGCGCATAGATTGCGTCACCGAAACAGGAGGCCAGGATGGTCTACACAATCAAGGAGCTGCGGCTGATGCTGGCCGATCGACCGCTGCAATCGGTCGCTGCAGCCGCCGGCGTCAGCCACGTCACGCTCTGGCGGCTGGTCAAAGGCCGGCAAGAGGCCAAGGAAACGACGCTCATCAAGCTCACCGACTACGTCAACAAGGCGATGAACGATGGTTAATGGCAGAAACAAAGGCGCCAACTTTGAGCGCGAGATTGCCCAGCTTTTGTACCAGGAGCTGGGCATCAAGTTCGCCAGAGATCTGCGGCAGTATCAGCAGGCCGAGTACGGCGACCTGATCACCGACGATCCGGCTTGGCCCTACCTGCTGGAGCTGAAGCGCTACAGCGACGGCCCGATCGGCGGCCCCAACACCTGGTGGCAGCAAGCCTGCGCTGCAGCCGACAAGGCGCACAAGCAACCCGTCGTCATCTACAGGTACGATCGGCAACCGATCCGCTGCGTGCTGATGCTGCAAGGCGTCAGGGCCGACGTGAACTTTGATGACTTCTGCTACCTAGCAAGAGAAAGAATGGCCCATGACGCAATGCTCTGACGGCTTTACGAAGCACAATATCGACCACCTGTCCGCATCCAGCATCAACCTCTGGGCCAACGCGCCAGATGTCTGGGTCATGCAGTACCTGCACGGGAGGCGCACACCAATGGGACCAGCCGCATGGCGTGGCATCTGCACCGAAGACGCGGTGGCAGCCACGCTTCTGGGCAACCCCATCACTCAAGCCATTGATCAGGCTGTCGAAAAGTTTGACGGCAAGTATCGCATCGGTGACGAAGCCACCACCCGTGAGCGCGATCGCATTAAACCCATGACCGAGCTGGCGGTGGCCGAGCTGGAAAAGTACGGCAAGCCACACTTCCCAGAAGTCGAGGAAGGCGACCACCACCAGAACAAGGTAGAGATCACAGCCAAAGGCGACGGCTGGACCATCCCAGTGATCGGCTACCTGGATCTGGTCTACCCAGATCACGGCCTCGTCATCGATCTCAAAACCACTGGCCGCATCCCAACCCAGATGTCGCCAGAGCATCAGCTTCAACGCGCCATCTACGCCAAGGCCAACGGCAACATGGCCGTCAAGTTCCTGTACGTCAGCGAGAAAAAGATCTCGCTGCTAGAAGACGGCGATCCGACCGAGCTGCTGGCCAAAGCGAAGGCCCAGATCTTCCGCATGGAAGCCTTCCTGGCCCGCTTGGACAAAGACGAAGCCAAGGCGATCGTGCCGGTCAACCCGTCGTCCTTCTACTGGTCTGGCAACGAAGACCTGCGCAAAGAATTCTACGGCATCTAACCCGTAGCATCCGAGCCTGCCGGCAGCAGGCATTCCTCGGCGCATATGCGCCCGACAAGAAAGGCACTACCCATGTTTGCACTCGACACAGGCGGCAACGGCGCCAACGGTCCCTTCCTGCAGTGGTCCGCACGCGGCACACAGGACGGCGCGATCGGCCCGAAGTCCTTCTACATTCGCGGCACTGATGGCAAGACCGCATACGACGCCACCAAAGGCATGGTCCTTGATATCGAAAAGATGAAGACGGGCTGGCAGAAGTCGGAAGGCATTGCCGGCGTGGCACCCGAATGGAAGTGGAACCCCAGCCCAGCGCAGATGCTGCCCCCTCCCGGCGAAGATTGGAAGAAGGGCTTCAGCATCAACGTGGCAGTCGGCGGCGGCGAAACCGCAACCTGGGAACAGGCAGGCACAGCCGCGTGGCAAGCCCTGACAGATCTGGCACCCAGCCTGCAGCAGCAGCCCGCGCCTGGCCAGCTCCCGCTCGTGCGCTTGGCCAACACCAGGGCCATGCAGTTCAAGCGCGGATCGACCATCAGCCCCGTGCTGGAGGTGATCAAGTGGGTGCCGCGCCCCGATTGCATGAAAGAAGGCGCAGCCGGCGGCATTGCGATGGACCCGGCACCAGCTCCGAAGCCGCCAGCACCACCAGCTCCGCCACCCAAGGCTGACGACATGGAATTCTAAAAGAAAAAGCCCCCAGCGCAGACACGCTGGGGGCAAGTTATCCAGGCAGGATGAGTGTCAAACAGGCCAGGAAGCCACGGGAACAATACAATGCAAGACAAACTACTGCAAGCACAGCCTGACCAGATCGAAAGCTTCATCCGCTACATCACAGACGGATGGGATGAGGTCGGCCCAGCACAGATAGAGCTGCGCTGCATCTCAGCCACCAGGCAGGTCAGCGCCGCACGCTTCAAGCACACCGACATCAACGACGCAGTGCAGCACGCGCAGGCCATGAACGCTGCACACCAGAACGTCTACATGTGCATCAACCCAATCAGATCGGACGCCCAGATCCCGGCAGGCAAAGGCGCCAAGGACACCGACATCCTGGCCGCCCTCTACTGCTTCGCCGACGCAGACAGCGACAACTCCATGCGCAACGTCATCGCCCTGGCAGGCCCGCAGTTCACCATGAGCGTGAAGACAGGCACGACACCCTATGTCCGAGGCCACGCATACTGGCGCCTCGAAGAGCCGTGCTACAACCTCGACGCCTGGCGTGGCGTGCAGGCCAGCATCGCCGCCAGCCTCGGAACAGATCCAGCGGTCATCAACCCATCCCGCATCATGCGCGTGGCAGGTACGGTGTCATGGCCAAACGACGACAAGAAGAGCCGAGGCTACCAGCCCGAGCTGACAACCCTGCGCACAGAGTTCAGCACCGATCGTGATCCTGTCCCCTTCGAGCGCATGATGCGAGCCTTCCCGCCCACACAGCAGCGCACCACAGCGTCAGCAGACGCACCAGCCGGCACAGGTCTGCAGATCGATCTCGGCCAGCAAGCTATGGACCGCGCCCTCGCAGAAGCCGACATCCTGCAAGGCAACAACTGGCACGCCAACATCATCCGCCTGGTCGCCTCATACGTCGCACGCGGTCTGGCAGACAGCGAGATCCACGCCATCACCGATCGCCTAACCCTTACAGGCTACACCACCGAAGACACACGCAGAGAAGTGCAGCAGGCGATCGACGGTGCCAGAGCCAAAGGCTGGACACCGCAGCCCGATCCCGTCCAGCAAAAGATGGCTGACCAAGTGCCAGCCCAAACCTTTGACGCGCCAGCACCAGAACAACAGGCCGACCAGGCAACCTGGCCAACCCCGATCGAAGAATTCAACCCGCTCACCCTGCCACGCAGGCAGTGGATCTACGGTCGAACCTACATCAGGGGCTACGTCAGCCTCACAGCATCAGCCGGCGGCATCGGCAAGACCAGCCTCACAATGGTCGAAGCCGTCGCCATAGCCACAGGCCGCAAGCTCCTAGACCAAGACGTTCACGAGCGCACAAAGGTCTGGCTGGTCAACCTTGAAGACCCGCGCAGCGAAAGCCTCCTGCGCCTCGCAGCCGTCATGCAGCACTACAGCATCGCTCACAAAGATCTGGCAGGCTGGCTCTTCCTCGACGGGGAAGATGACATCCGCATCACCCTGGCCGCCGAAACAAGAGACGGCGTGACAGAGAACGATGCGCTGCTGAACTACATGATCAACAAAGTCAAAGCCTTGGGCATAGGGGTGATCCTCATAGAC